TTAACCTTAACAACTAAATCTGCTCTCTTTGTCATAGAGAATCCAATTCCTGAAAGCTGATCATCAGTATCTTCTACGTGACACTTAGCACCTAAAGCCTCAAATACTCTCTTATGTTTCATTAAATCGTTGTCAAGAAACTCAAGATAGAATCCATTAGGCTCTTCGCTATTTACACAATCCTTCAGGAAGAAGAATAAATGTCTGTGACCAATTCCGTCCTGCTCGTCAAAATAGTTTGGACTATAACTGATTACTGATACAGGCACAAACTGATTTGTTCTAATATTCCACTTATCAATAGGCGTACTATCATTCTCAGCCATTTCAAGAATTTTGAATCCTCCATCTTTTAATTCCAATTTAGCAAGAGTAACCCATTCCTTATGTTCTAATGGCTCTCTTCTAACAAATTTATATACATTACCTCCAAATGCAATCTCTGCTTTAAATCCACCAGTGGTAGGATTTCTAAAATTCCAATTATGAATTTTAAATGTGTATACGCCTTCTTTTAATTTATCAATTGAAGGGAAAGTCGTATTTTCAACTGGAACATAACCAATAGGAGCAGGAGCTGTGTAATCTACATCTTGAACACCACCAGAGGCATAATGTCTTCTATGATTCCAACCAACTCTTTCATCATTACCATAATTATCATGAATTTCTTTACCATTCTTATATACTGATTTCTGGTTTGAACCTGGCATAAAAACGTGCAAGTCCATAAGAGATGCATTTCTCATTCCATCGTAATTCCAACTATGTGAAAATCTAAGAACCCCATCCGTTCTTCCACCAGCGGCTCTAACCTTTTCTGTAATCTCTGAGTCAGTAATGTTTCCTGAATAAGCCCAAGACAATCCATTGTTCCACTTGAACATTGTCTTAGCATCTGGATTAACTGGTGCAATCATAGATACAAAGTTCTTCTCATGCTTATTCTCCACAAATGCTTCAATCTCTTTTGCAGTTGGAAGTACTTTGTCGATAAAATCCTGTGCTGAAATTTCCTCAACTTTTGAAAACTTCTTAGGACTTACAGCTACATCCTTCTCCATTTGACCAAAAATATCATCTGTACCAACCATTCTTCTTGCAGCACTCTTATTTGAGAACAGTACATTGTTGACAGTAATATCATTCAGATTAGCAAATCTTCTCTGTAATGAATCCATATATCCAAGTTCTGTAATGGTCTTTTTTGCATCCTCAAGCATTTTCTTTGTAAAAATAGCCTTTGGTCTTTTATAGTTGCTCGGTGCTGTAATCTGCTCATACTTCTTAACTGCTGTGTCAAGATCCATATCCTCGCTTACATTAATAAGAAGTGTTCCAATAGAATGATTTCTAATTCTACCGATAGCCATACCTGCTGTTACCGACTTCTCCCAAGCATATAAGTCCTTTTCAGTATCAGAAGTCAGCTTATCATATTCCTTCTTATACTTCTTGAACTCTGTGAGTACACCTTTCCACTCTTCGCCCTTGTAAAGTGTATTTGAATTGATAAGTTCAAGAATTGTATCAAGTGCTTCCATAGTAATCTCATCAAGAGAACGCTTAAATACATTTCTTGTGTCCCTGAACTGTCCCTTAACTTCCTCGTTTGAACGACTACTTCTATTTACGAACTTGCTTGGAAGCTCTAAGAAGAAGTGATCCCACTGATGAGACTTTCCATTGATTTCCTCAAAGTTAAAATCTGTACCAATCTTATGGAACTTAGTTGTATAAATATCTGTAACTGTATGAGTCTTTACAAAAGCGTCAAGTGCATCGCATACTGGCTGATATGTTGTATCACCAAGATTCAGTTCCCAAATTGTATGAATCTGATTATCCTTGATAGTGACAGTAGAGCCAATATTCTTAATAAACTGTCTACAACAACTACAATCATGTTCTCTACGCTCTCTGAAAATCTCATTTGTACCAGCAGGGAAGCTATCAAGATATGTATTCCATAACTCATCCTTATCTACATTTACCTCAAATAAATGTGTTACTTCTCTCTGCATTTCATCGAAATGCTTCTGTAAAGCCTTCTTAAATTTCATAAATCCATCCATGTTTTGTACCTCTTCTTTCTTATATTTATTTTTGTTAATTGTTTCTATTGTTATATTCTCCGTTTATAATCCAAAGGAAACGAAGTTTTCTTAGTAAACTTCTGCTACATCATCATATTCACTTGACAGATATTCAACCAAATCTTTATAAATATCCAACTGATGTTCATGTAAATAATTACATAATTCAATATCACTATCAAAGAACTCCTCAATAGCTGTAGAATTAGCCCATCTGTCAAAAGCACTTTTCGTTGAAACTCTAAGCATCCATCTATTTTTTGTTCCGCTATGAGGCTCTACTACCATAAAAATAACTGTATCTGTTCTTGCTTCTAAGTGACCTTCGTATTCATAAATCTCGTAATCCTGACCATTGTTTACTTTGTCATTCTCAAACCATCTTCTTACATTTTCCATTACCTTACCTCTATTCCTAAGAAATCGAACTTTCTTGTTACTCAAATTTCTTATTAATCCAATGCCCCGTTGGATCAATCCTGTATTCTTCAACCAAATTTACTTTTTCTAACCATGCACAGTCACCATTCTCACATCTAATTGGCAACCATGCGAATACAGTAGAATATCTTAGCTCACCATGATAAGGTTTTCTTTGTACTACTTGTTTCCATCTCATAGTTCTCACCTCACAATCCAAAGAAAAGCACACACTCCTATAATCTCCTAATCGTTTCACAAGCGACCAATATTTCAAGTTCATCATCACAGTAAATACATCCATCAATTGCTCCAAATTGATTAAGAATATCCCAATCGAAGTATCCATTGTAATCACATATTGCAACAGAATAGTTCTTATTCGACTTAAATTCTTTTATGTGTTCTCCGTTTGGCTTATATGTATCAACACCATTATTTTCTACAATAGAAGCAACCCATCCATTCGGGAATACAATACTTCTATCACTTGTATGACGATACTCTCCATAATCATTTACCACTTCTTTTAATCCGTATTTTTCTGAATATTCTTTTAATATCTCCATCTGTAAACCTCCTCACAATCCAAAGAAAGAGAATCTCTAATAATCTGTGGCAATATATATACCAAAATCATTGAATCTGACTTCTTTGACATTACCCACTAACAAACTCAAATCGTAACACCTATTAAATTTACTCATCGCATCTTTAAGTGAATCTGCATAACATATTGCCACATCATCTGAATACTTATGTCCTTCCATGACATTCGGTTTTGAATAGCAATACAATTTTTGTGGTTTGTATGTACCAACTAATTTATCCACGATGACCTCCTATAATTTGTTATATCTATCAAGTAACTTTGCATACGCCAGATCTTTACTTGCGTAATATTCATCATCAAGTCGCTGCTGAATTTCTTTCTTTCGTTTATCTAATTCTTTCTTTAATTGTGCTTTCTGTTCTCTACATTCGACACGTCTCTCATAATCGGAAATATCAACTTTACCAATTACTTCTGATGTAATCGGTTTCTTGATTCGTTTTATTGCTTCATCAACAGTTAAAATCTCTACAATCTTGCCCGGTGTAGAGCCTCCGCTTAATACGATCATGTCTCCAATGTGATAATCATATCTGTCATCATATATTGCGAAGAAATATTCACAATATCCGTATTTAAGAACTGCTACTCGGTTATATCCTTCTAACTTTGCCATGTACACATCCTCCATTAATTCTTCTTTGTTTTCTTCTTAGCAACCTTTCCTGCTTTTGCTTTAGCAATCTTGTTATCTACCTTGGCAAGATCTCCCTTGAATGATCCAGTTGGTTTACATGTAATTCCCATGTTTTGTTCTCCTTCCTTTCTAAATATAAAATTTGTTCATTGCGGAATCGAACCGTATCTTACAGTGTCAGTCGTTTCTGTCGTGCTGCCATCACACTCATGAACAAAACAGATTATAAAGTTTTAAATCTTAAAACTTGTAGCTGGGCTAGCTGGATTCGAACCAGCGAATGCAGGAGTCAAAGTCCTGTGCCTTACCGCTTGGCGATAACCCATTATGTAGACAACTTTAATCAAGTCATCTACTTTTTTATTCTTTTTCTTATATGTTAAACAGGAATCATACACAAAGAATTGCCAGATTTGGCATATGTATTAGATATAAGAGGTGAGGTAATGATATGTATAATCCCTGTTAATATCACCACCATAATACTTGAAACCATTTCCCAAACAACTGCAAACCTTCATCTGGGCGAAATGTTATCGTACCACTATGTTCTGTTCGTACTTTCATGTATTCTCCATTTCTATGCTGATAATTGTTGAATTAATTTTTTATCAAATTCTTTAAAATCAGCCAACATATTATCCAAATTTACCACCTGATCGTGACTATAAGATACATCTTTGTTTGTATACGCTACTAACCAATCATCCAGATCTTTGTCACTCTTAAATGAATATGCAATCATACCTAAAAATGCCAATTCATTATGGTAGTCAAAAAATGGTGATTCTTTGTTTACTCCATCTAAATTTTTGAAGTCATCCATTAAAGTATAATAATCATCCACATCATCTTCTGATACTCTTTCTGATACATTCTCTCTAATGAACTGCAATGGCGTAATTTCTTCTGACAACTCAACATTGTCTATTGAATTATTCTCTGTCTGATCCTCTGTAATATGTAAATAATCCATCATTAATGCCGTATATGTATCAATTTTTTGAGCAACAAGTTTCTTACCTGTTGTACCTGGTTCTTTATATAATAAATCGTATGACCAGTCGCCTACTTTGACAGTATGTAATTTTGTTGGAATCGCCTGTACAAACTCAGCAAATTTAGAATCTGGAAGATTTAATCTGCTGAACTTATCAAATACAACTACCCATGTCGATATGTCTTTCTTTACAAAGACATCTTTACAAGATGATCTACAACATTTTTCCATTCTCTGAAGGATATTCCTTACTGTTTCAAATTCCTGATGATTACTTTTTTCTTCAAGCATAGCATTCGCTGATTTTGAATCTTTTTTAAATTCATCTATATGAAAAAGAGCCATTACACTATTACAAACCAACTGAATATAATTTCCATTTTTCCTATCTGTATCTGAGTATGTCATTGAATTTTTGAAGAATCCTTCCTCTCCGATACTTTTTGCTTGTCTGGCATATGTAGGAATCCAAGTCAATGCTTTCTGACTTGCATTCATCCCTTTGTGGTTATTTAGTTTTCTAACTAATTTACTAACCTTTTCCATAGTACAATTCTGATATGTTACAATCCGAAGCTGATAATTATCAAATCTCTTTTTTAACTCTTTTGGAAAATCATCATAGGTTTTATTTTTTATATCAAATATTTTCTTTTCCCATACAAAATTCCCATCTTCGTCTCTAACTGCCACGCCGTTTTCATCTAAGACTTTTGATTGATATTCAATCTCACTGTCTTCAATATTTTTAGTGAATTTGTAATTCCCATAACGAATCTGCATCAATGCAGTGGTACGCTGTAATCCATCACCGATATATTTTTGAACGATTCCATCTTTAATAGGAACTTCTGCTAAAATCAATGGAGGAAGATAGTCTCCTGTTAAGACAGTAACACCAATTCCATTAACAAACGGGTCATCACTACAAAAGTATCGCTGCACATCCTGATTATCGCTGACATCTCCTTCTTTGACTTCCTCTGTGTAATTGATCACTGGAATATTTTCTTCTCTAATTTTCCCTACTGCCATCATAAATATCTTCCTCCTTATAATAGTTACATTAATATCTTTACATTTTCATAAGCCTGTATTACAGACAAATTGTTTAAGTAATCTTTTTTACTCATATCTAATAATTCTCTTATTTCACTTTCATCATAGCCTTGAACAAGATAATGCACGATTTGTCTTTGTGTATTAGACAAGTTCTTCAAATATCGTTCAATCTTGGTCCCTTCAAAATGATCTCCACATGCAGCCTCATATGTATCAAAATTCGATGGAATAATATCTTCAAGAGTAAATCCATCTTCTGTGATTAAATTATGCATACTATCTACCATTTTCGCAGGTATTCGTTTTTCTCTATTGCGATCACGGATCTCTGTATTAAATTTACGCTTAATATTACTAGCCAAAAAGCCATCGAAATTACATTCTTTATCTTCTTCATATCTAAGTGCCGTATCATTTAATACGTCAAGTGCGATAGAATAAAAATCATCATAATCTTTGTTGGATACACCACCAATTTTAACAATCATTGGCTGACATATACGCTTTAACTTAGCCATATTGTTGTCGCAGTACATAAATAATATTTGATCAATGTTCATCATTTTGCCCCTTTGTTATGTAAATAATTATCAATATATAATTCTCTCTCAAAAATCTTTAAGTGCTTCGTTTCGCCATGGCACTTCGGACAACGCTGAAATTTCTCATTACATTTTGATGTAAATCTTCTCACTTCTGTCATTGGAACATTACATGTTCTACATATTGTCATCTTCATTTTCCTCCACAATCCTGTATCTGTATTTACGATCGAACAGTCCTTCAATCGCCTTTTCTGTCCGTTCACGATTGATCTTGGTTTCATCAATCTCTCGCAGAATATTATGTATAATCATCATTTCGTCCTTGAGCTGTCGCCTATTCCTTCTATTCTCCCTTATCTTCTTATATAGAAGCCAAGCAGAATACAAATCCTTTGAAGTTTCAAGCTCAATACTATGTAAAATATCCATCAAACTAGAATCAGACATCCTTAATTCTTTCTCTAAGTATTCATATCTGTCTCTAGCTTCTTTAAATATGTCATAACATGTGCCGAATTTTTCAATCCATTGCATCACATTGCTTGATGGATGATAGTCAGTATTTTCGATCACATGTTTAGACTCTCCTCTGACAATTTTCTGTACAGGTGTCTCAACTTTAATATCTGGTATACATTCAACATGAAAATTCAGATTTTTCAGAGTTTTGGGTAAAGCCCTTAGAATATTCTTCGCTTTTTGCTCTGTAAACCTACCCATATTGGTTTCATTACATGTTTCA